GCTGAGTTGACTACTCTTCTAACTCAAAATCAGCAAAAAAGAATACCCTTCAAAAAACCCAAACACGCAAAAAAGCCAGTTAAATACTGGCTTTTTCACATATGTACATCATAGATATGCGAATGAACTAACTTACCTATGATGTACACATAGGGCATAAAAAATGCCCGCTTAATTTGTGTCTAATTTCAGATAGATATGAAGGTTATAATTGATCTTGCCTTTGCCTTCGTAAGATACGTATTCGTAAATGATTTTGTCTATAATCATTTTCAGAATACGGTTTTTCATTTCAGGGGTTGCTTTTTTGTTTTTTAGGATCTTGATAGCGTCTTGCAGCTTTACGATTTTGTCTTGATAGTCAATTTCCTTCGGCATGTTTTGCTTTGCGTTGTAGATGCGGGATTTCAGATCTTCCATATCGGCGCGAAGCTTTTTATAACGGCGGGTGAAAACTTCCTCCGTGTAGGTTTTGTTTTCTAAAAGTTCGTGTAAGCGATCTTCACGGGCTTCCATTTCTTCCAGTTCGGCGTAAAGCCTGTCAAGGTTGCGCTTTTGAATTTCGGCGGCGTTTCCAGCGCCGTTTTTCAATTTGGCCTGAAGATCTGGAAGGTTGACTTTTTGCAAAACGTTTGCAACCTTTTCTACAACTTCATCCAGCGGGGCGGACTTTGAACCGCAACCGTTTCGATTTCGGCATTCCAGGCGCGTGCGCGCGTGCTTATATGGATGCTGGGCAAGGGCGCGGCCGCACTTTGAGCAAAATATAATTCCGCTGAACGGGTTTTTAAGCGGCAAGCCCTTTTTCGCGCGCGGATGGTTCGCCGTCTTTTCCTGCACGGCGCTGAAAAGCTCCAGGGGCACGATAGCCGGGTGAAGGCCTTCGGCTATGATAACGTCTTCTGGATCCGCGTTAAGGCCGCGCCGGGTTGTAATTTCGCCGTCATACAAAACCTTTTCTGTTTTCTTTGATCCGAAAACAACTTTACCGATATAATGTTGATTGCGAAGCATGGCGCGAATAGAGCAGCTTTCCCATATTTTAGCGCGGTATGGCTTGATCCCCATTTTGTCAAAATGGCGGCCAATTTCCAAAGGCGTTTTATTTTCATGGACATACATTTCAAAGGCCATTTTAACATAGGGCGCAAACTCATTCGGCTTTAGCGTGTTGTCAAGGCCGATTTTTACTTTGTCATATCCGAAGGGCGGAATATTGCCGATATAGCACCCGCGTTTTACAGCGGCGATACGACCGCGCAAAAGGATTTCTTTTGTGTATTCAAGATAATCGTTTCCGCGCATTAATTCTTGTTCAAAGAATTTCCGCTCCATTTTGTTTTGAAGATTGTACGTCATATTCGGCGTTACAACTTCGGTATTTGAATAGCGGAAGGCGTTCACGATCTTTCCACAGTCTTCCAAATCGCCACGGGATAGACGTTGCGGTTCGACCACAAGCACGCCTTTTAGCTTTGGATTTTCAAGCATGGCGATAACGTGCAGCATTTCCGGGCGTTCGTCTATGGTTTCGCCGGAAACAACTTCGCGGTAAATGCAGTGTTCCGGGATCCGCCCGCCCAGGGATCTTTCCGCAAATTCCTGCAAGATTGTTTCGTGCTTTAGAAGCACTTCTTCCACGGATTCATGCGGATTATCCGCGCGGGATTTTCTTAGGTACATTATATATTCATCGTTTGATAGTGTCATAGTTTTATATTCCCCTTTATGCCTGTAAAGAAGGCTGTTATGGTGCGCCAGAAAAAGCCCTTATCCGGGTTGGTTCTGTCTACGATCAGGGCGGTGATAATCACGCCCAGGGCGATTGCAAGCAGAACGGAAAGGGCGATAATAGCCTTTAAACGGACGCGGCATAATTGGCGCATTCCGGCCATATTTTCAGCGGCTTGCCTTTGCAGGGCTTTGTATTCTTCTATATATCGTTCTTCCTGCTTTAAAAGATAGGCGTTTTCTTTTTCAAGCGCCTTGATATGTTCTTCCTGTTTTTCTATTGTATTTAAAAGCTTTTGATCTACGGTTTCATGTTCCGCGCAATCCAAGTCTTCCATCTTGCACCCTGTCAATACGCGAATGATGGGCTGGATTGTTGTAAAGCGAAATTCTGTATAAACTTCTTTTCCGAAGATCCTGTCAATGGTTCCCTTCGGTACGTTTGATTTTTCGGCGATATCGGCGTTTGAAAGACCAAGCTGTTTTTTACGATCTTTGCACCAGGTAAGTAAGTCGGTGGCGGCCAGCGCCATTAAATGCGGGATGCAGTCTTTGCCACTATGACGGCAGTTTAGGCAGCGTTCGGGCATATATTTTTCCTCACTTATCGCTTAATTTTAATAATGAATCAGAAAATACGCATAAACGAAGCGGTTTACACCGCTTTTGCGCGTTGAATTTGACAAAATTTAGTGATATCTTTTAAATGGATCAAGTTTTTGATCTATCCTGCCTTTGGGTGAGCGGTTGTAAGTGGTGTTTCAATCGCTCGCCATTTTTAGAAAATTCCGAAGATGGGAAAAAGTGTTGCAAGGATTCTAACGCGCGTGTATTATAGGACAGGAACAAAAGTTCTATAATGTTATCCTGAAATAACATGAATTAAGCAAACGAAGGAAGGTAACGACATGAACAATTTTAAAGCCTACATGAAATCAAAGATCATTGAAACGGTCAATGATTCCGAAGACGAAGACCTAATTCGTTACATGTACTCCATGCTTATGGAATTTCAGATAGACAAGACGCGCGAAGAAAAAGAAACACTTTTAGAAATTACAGGAACGTGCTAAGAAAGTTTTTAGCGGCGTTCAGTTTATCCGGATCCAGGCGATGAAGCATCAAAGCGACATCCCGGAAATCCGGATCTTTTTTTATGCGTTGAACCATTTCTACAAGTTCGTCCATTTCTTTTTGCTTGGCTTCGCGCTGCACGTCAACGTCATAACCTAATAGCCATGCTTCCGAAACGTCCAGCGCTTTCGCCATTAGATAGATACGATCTGTTTTAGGGACTGATTTTCCGCTCATATAATAAGATATGGAGGATTTCGGTATTCCCGTGATGATTGACAGATCAACAGGCTTCATATTTTTTGAACGCATAGCATGCTTCAAACGCTCATTTAATTGTGCCTTCATATATACACACCTCACTTTCTGAAATAATTATACCACGTCTCGTTCAACTTTTCAATAAAAAGTTGATTTTTATTGAAAAAAGTTATTGACAATTGAAACTATTTCAGTATAATAAAACTTGTTCAAGATTATTGAACAGTTCAATCTTAAAATTGTATGTGAACAAAATCACAGAAAGGGGAACACATGGAAAGAGTTGTATTTGATTACAGCAAGCTGGACGGAAAGATTACGGAAAGGTTCAAAAGCAGATCAAACTTTGCGGACGCTATGGGCATTTCAAAAGGCGCGCTTTCGAATAAGCTGAACGGCGTAAGCCGATTAAGCGCGGAAGATATGTTTCAGGCAATGAAGCTTCTTGAAATTCCCGGGGATGAGATCATGCCATATTTTTTTACACCTAAAAGTTGATTTTAAATCAACTATTCAAACAATACTTTGAACTATGAAGAAACACGGGGAGGGCTGCAATGGAAAAGGACGGCTATAAAGTGACAGAGTACAAGATCGGCAATAGCACGGTTTTTGTGTACAGCCCGATCCTGGACGAAGCCGAAAAGACCAAACGGGAAAAGGCGGCGGTAAGGGCGCTTGCACAGTTTGGGCGGGAAATGCACAAAAGCAAGATGGGAAAGGCGAATTGAAAGGGAGGAAGGACTTATTAATAAAGCAATCATTATCGGAAACCTTACGCGGGATCCTGAAATGCGGAAGACCGCAAGCGGGATTTGCGCTTGCACGTTTACGCTGGCCGTGAATCGGCGGTATGCGAACCAGCAAGGCGTGAGGGAAGCGGATTTTATTAACGTGGTTGCGTGGAGGTGTTTGGCGGAAAACTGCATTCAGTTTTTAGGCCAGGGAAGCAAGGCCGCCGTTATCGGTACGATACAGACCCGCTCCTATGATGCCCAGGATGGAAGCAAACGCTATGTTACGGAAATCGTGGCGGATGAAGTGGAATTTTTGACCGTGAAGGCAAGCGCGAAGGATGCGCTGGGAAATGCGCCGGAAGCGTTGGAACCTTCGGGCGGGATGGATGAAGTGGAAGATGAAGAAATTCCGTTTTGATGGGGAGGACGAAAAAGGATGAAAACGATATTAGATACGCTTTACATGCTGGGGAAGGAAAACGCGTGGGTTGCGGCGCTTACCGTTGCGGGCGCGGTTGTTACGATTGCGGTTGTGGGCGTGTTGGGTTGCATGGTTGTAAGTGAGATCAGGGATATGTGGATCAGAAGGAAGGAAGGGGAATAAATGAGCAAGCGAAAAACGGTTCGGATCAATATGGATCTGTTAGACGGTTATTTGAAGGAAAAGAACATACACCCGAAAGATTTTTGTGAAAAGCAGCTTGGGTTTACGGACGGTTGGTATTACACGATTCGCAAAAAAGGCGGCAGGGGCGTAAAGGTATTGAGTGCGCAACTGATTGCGAGGATAACGGGGATTGATTATAAAACGCTTGTGATTCCAGAGGAAGACACGGGGAGGAAGACGGCGGCGGGAGCAAGCCCCCGCCCTACGGAAACAAGGGAAGAAAAACCGCTGGTTATAAAGTATGTGGAAAAAGTGGAAGAACTTAATGGATCAAAAAAAACGATTGGCTGTTTAGAAAAAGAACTTGACGAATTGAAGCAGGAAAGAATACAGCTACTTTTTACCCTTGACCAAATGGAAACAGATCTTAAAGAAGCGGACGGGGATCTGAAAAAATTGGAAAAGCTTGAAGAACGGCTTGCAGTTGCGGAAAGAGAATTGAAATGCGGCGTTATGGAAATACGTTACGCGGATCTTCTGCCGATTATGTTTTTTGACTTATACGGCGAAGATCTGAACGCTGAATTTGTAAAGGGCTATTTGTGCGCGTTAAATTCGATCTTCAAGCATAACGACATACGAAAGGAAATGAAAGAATGATTGAGCGGGATAGGCTTATGGACAGCCTTTGCGCGTGCAGGAAGGAAAAGGGCTATGCATGCGATACACATTGCTTATTTTACAACAACCCGGATTGTATAGAAGTCTTGCTTGAAAATGTGCATGAATACATAGGGATTCTTGAAGAAGCGAAAAAAGAGCGGGATCAGCTTAGTGATGCGCTTTTGAAGCTGGAAACGGCCTATTTGACGGAAAAGGTATATCAGGATCTGAAGGACGCGGAAGAAGAGCGGGATAAACTTCGTGAAGAAAATCAGAATCTTTTGAAAAAGGTTCCTGTATGGAAGCGCGTGGAGGATGAAAAGCCGCCGTATAACACCCAGGTAAAACTTTGGACGAAGGAAGGGTTTGAATATATCGGCGTTTACACGTACAGCAAAGAATTTATATCCGATGGGTTTATTGAGCTTACGAAGAAGGTAACGCATTGGATGCATTTGGATGAAGCGCCCACGGCGGGAGCAAGCCCCCGCCCTACGGAAACGCGGGAGGATGAAGAAAATGAAGGGGCATAAATGCGAAGGGTGTCCGTTTCGCGGGGAGCATCAAGAACAAGGGTTTAGACCCTTCGGGGTATGCACAAAGGAAACGAATCTGATAGAAGCGCAAAAGGCATACAATGCGAAAACGTGCCGGGTTGGGAAAAAAGAAATAGAGAAGAAATTAAAAGAGCTTATGAGAGTTTATGGATTGCTTGATTGACTTCATAAGAGAAAGGCCGTGAGGGGTGAAGCGTGGAGAAACTTAGAACGATATTCGGTCTTTTAGATCCTACTTTCATTATTTAAACGATTATGTCAAGCAATGGGAAAGTATAGAGCTTACAGCGGCGGATCTTGCGGCGATTGATAAGGATATTACATCCTTTCATATCGGTACAAAGGTAAGAGCGGAAAGCAAACCCCACGGATTAAATGAGCTTTTCACCGTCATAAAGCTGTCAATCAACCTATTAAACCCCGGCGCAAATCGGCTTGTATTGGGCAAATCCGTACAGGCCTTTAGCGCGGCCTTAAACGGCCTGGAAAGCGCACAGGCACAAATAGGCGCGGAAGTCAAGAAAACCGCCCAGGCGGCGGCGGACGCGATCAGGAACACGGAAAGAAACATGCTTGCAAGTATAGAAGCAAGCGCCGAAAGCATTCAAAGCATTGTTTCCGAATCATACACCCTGAAGGAAGACACGGAAGCCTTGATATCTGCCGTAAGTACGGAAATTGAGCAAACGAAAAACAGCGTAGAGATTCAGTTTAACCAGTTTTCGCAGGACATAGAAGCGGCGGCCAGCGGGGCGGATGCACAGTTTGAGGAAATCCGCAAGTTTATAAGATTCGTAGACGGCAAGATCCTTTTAGGCGAAGTCGGAAATGAACTCGAATTGCAGATAGCAAACGACAGAATCAGCTTCTTACAGGATGGCGCGGAAGTTGCGTATTTCAGTAACCGAAAGCTATATGTAACGGACGCGGAAATTCTACATAGCTTGCAAATTGGCGGCTTTGCCTTTGTGCCCCGCGCAAATGGTAACGTCTCCTGGAAGAAGGTGGTTTAATGGCTTCTTCTGGAACGATTCAACAGGCCATAAGGACGGGCTATAGGATCCAGATAGCCTGGACGGTGGATAGCCAAAGTACGGCAAATAACACTTCTACCGTAACGGCAAAAGTGCAGCTTGTTTCAACGGGATCCAGCTACACCATAAATTCAAGCGCAAGCAAATCGGGCAGCCTTACCATTAACGGGACAAAGTACACCTTTTCCTTTACCGCTTCCCTATCTGGCAATCAGACAAAGACCCTATACACAAAAACGGTAACGGTTTCTCACGCTTCGGACGGATCAAAAACGTGCGCATTTTCCGCCACATGCGGGATCAATGTCACATTATCGGGCACGTATTACGGCAATGTCACGGCCAGCGGAAACGGCGTATTTAATGCCATTGCGCGCGCTTCCACCATATCAGCCGTTACCGCTTCCGTGGCCGTCAATGGCACAAACACGGTAAAGGTGGATATATCCAGGAAGGCAAGCAGTTTTACGCATACCGTGGTATTTTCTTTCGGGAGCTATTCAAAAACAAATACGGGCGTTGCGACTTCTTCAAGCTACGCAATACCTACTTCATGGCTGAACGCGATCCCAAACGCAACCAGCGGCACGGCGAAGGTAACGGTAACGACTTACTCAGGTTCTACAAAGATCGGATCCGCCGTAAGCAAAAACTTTACGATCACCGTCCCCGCGTCCGTGGTTCCCACCTTCGGGGGCGTTGCGGTAAACGATACCACAACCCACCAAACGACCTTTGGAAACATGGTACAAGGCAAATCAAAGCCGAAATTCACAATCACGGCTTCCGGGGCTTTGGGATCCACGATCAAAGCATACAAAACCGTATTTGAAGGAAAGACCTACACGGGCGCAACCCCCACGGCTTCCGCGATCACGGGAAGCGGCCAGGTTTCCGCGTCAATCACGATCACAGACAGCCGGGGGAGAACCGCAAGCACCACAAAAAGCTGGACAGTCGCGGCCTACAGCGCGCCGAAGATTATAAGCTTTCAAGGCTTCCGCTGCCTTCAGGATGGCACGGAAAATTACGAAGGCACATACATAAAGGCCTTTTTAAACTTTTCCATTTCGCCCGTAAACAACAAAAACAAGAATACCTATACCCTGGAATACAAGCCGAAAACGGGCACAACCTGGGCAAGCTTGACAAGCGGCGCTGTTTATGCTTTTAACGACAGTATTATAAGCGCTTCCGGCTATTTCGGGATTGATTCCACATACGAAATACGGCTTTCCGTATCGGATAGCTTTACAACCATACGAAGCATTTTTGAGATCCCAACGGCCTTTACGCTGATTGATTACCACCGGGACGGGCGGGCTTTATCCTTCGGCAAGGTGTGCGAAATTGGGGAGGGCGTTGAGTTCGGTCTTCCCGCTTTCTTTTCCCACGGCGAAACCCCGGAAGGCGCGATTGTGATTCCGACCAATGCGGATTGCAATAATCTTAAAACGGCGGGCTTTTATTATTTCACCGCGCCCGTGCGCGCAACCATGACCAATATCCCTATAACATCGGGATCCGGTTCTTTGGCGGTTTTTGATATGGGGGACGCGGGACAGAAAATGCAGATTGCGGCGCGTTGTTCCATTGATTCCGAAATATGGGAAAGAATGTTTTATTCAAACACCTGGCAGCCCTGGAAGAAGATCTATAACGGCGCGGGAAAGATCCTTTGGACGGGCGGTTATTACATGACAGAAACGCATAAGATCAGTTTTTCCGAAAATGCAAGCTTGCAGCCAAACGGAATAGTTCTTGTCTTTTCGGAATACGTGGACGGCGAAGCGAAAAGCCAAAGCATAGCAAGCTTTTTCGTGCATAAAAGATCTATCCTTTCTCATTCAGGCAGCGGAAACACCTTTATAATGTCTACATCAAACGGCGCATTTATCGCTACAAAATACCTTTATATCCGGGACGATGGCATAACGGGACACGCAAACAACGGCATAGTTATTACCGCCACAAGCGGCGTAACGCTTACCAATACCCGCTTTGTGCTTCGCTATGTTATCGGCGTATAAAAACGAAAGAAGGGAAACAAAATGGAAACAATTATTTCAGCAGCAATCACGGGCGGCCTTGCCCTTTTAGGGGTTATTATCTCAAACCTTATGCAAGGAAAGAAAATTGAAAAGAAGCTTGAAATCGCACAGGCGGTAACGGACGTAAAGCTTGAAGAATTGACACGGGAAGTGAGAGAACATAACAACTTTGCAAAACGAATGCCACAGGTTGAAGGCGATATAAAGCACATCAAAGAAATGATGAAGCTATATCATCCGCACAATGGCAAATAAGAAAGGCCGGGGATTTTGTCCCCGGCCTTATTTTTTATTATTCAAATGAAAAACCTAACCCCTGATAAGGCGAAAAGAGAAGCCTTCCCGATAATACCTTTACGATATTACCTTTTTCAAGAGTGAGCTTCCCGATATATTCACCGTCAGCATTGTTTATGCCTTCGGAAAAAGAATAAAAACTATCTGCGTCTTCATATAATGTTATATATCCATATGTTACAGCCCTCACGGTATAAGAACCCGCAGGAATATCTTCGCCAACAGTATAAACACCAATGGGAACCACAAAATCTTTTTCCGCCCCACGCAACAATAGTTCTACATTGATTGAAACTCTCAATGAGATCAATTCTTCCGTTGTGTATGAATCAAAATCAGTCTTTGCATACACCGGAACGGACGCAAGCACAAACAAAAGGGCAAGCAGCAAGGCAACAATCTTTTTCATATGTTTTATCCCCCTTCAATAGTGTATCGCAATAATTCCACACCGAAAGAAGCAAACCCTTCTATTTAACAGAAACATAAACTTCCAAAGTCTTTATTTGTATGATGGCTGAGTTGACTACTCTTCTAACTCAAAATCAGCAAAAAAGAATACCCTTCAAAAAACCCAAACACGCAAAAAAGCCAGTTAAATACTGGCTTTTTCACATATGTACATCATAGATATGCGAATGAGCTTACCTATTCCATGCACGTAGTGATCCGCTATGAAATTGAGAAAAAGCTGTTCTCAGGCGAAATCACAGCAAAG